ACCTTTATCACCTTTATCACCCTTTTCACCTGTAATACCAGTTGCACCAGTTGGGCCTGTTTCACCTTTTTGGCCCTTTATACCTACTGGCCCGCCACCGTTTGTTAAAATCTGATCAAAGTTGTAGTTAATTTTATCTACTTTAATCAGATCACTATCATTTAACAGTATATCTTTAATATTAATTGGCATCTCAAGACTGTATTTTTATCATAGGCTTAATATTAAAAGAATAGCCTAATCTTTTGTTATATATCAACCTAAAGTTTAACGGCGTATCACCATGTAAACTATATGTAAATGATTGATCACGTGAAAAACCACCATCTTCTATTGAACCAACATCTGGTGAGCTTATTATATTAGATACGCCGCCTTTAAACTTAGTAACAAAAAGATTTATTTCTTTAACTGTAAATGCTGGAGTTAAGTTTTGATCTACATAACTGCGCATATCATCATCTAAAGAAGTTTTATCACCGATTGATAAATTAGGATCAATAAATTTAGTAAGTGTTTTTAAGGCACCATCTGAACTTAATTTAAGGTATATTACATCATTTAAATAAAAGTCGGCTATTATATTCTCATTATCTTCAAATAAAACAACGTTAGCTTCATTGTTATTATTTCTTAAAATACTATCTAATTCTTCTTGGCTTTCAACTCTTTGTGTTGAAAATTGAGTTAAAACATATGTGTTCTTAATATTCATTACAGTAGAACCTAGATATGATTTCTCTTCTGCAGTATCAAATGTACCCGGGATTGAAATACTTTCACCGCCTGATAATGACCTAGTGTAGTAATCAGATTCCCAAGAAGATCTAAAAACATTAATATCTTTCTTATCAATTGCAACTTCGTTAATTAGAGGATATAGTGGTAAAAACTCACCGCTTTCGCTTAGCTTAATTACACCATTAGGATTTATTTCATTTACTTTATGGTAATAATGGTTTTTAATTAAAGACCATTCACGATCATGTTTACCACTAACTGGTAAATCATTAGAAGATAGAGTATTAGCATCTTTAATAAAACCTACATTAAAAGCAACACCACATCGATTAAATTTATTATAGTATGATTTAGCTATATCACGCTCTTTATTGTCAGAAAGAGGGTGTTTGTACAATTCTTCTTTAAATGGATTTGGTGTTGTTTCATATTCTCTATTAACCTTATATTGAGTATAAATATCCGTAAATGTTACGACAGGCTCAAGGTCAATGGTATAATTACCGGAGTGTCTAACCATAAACTCAAAATATTCAGAAGTTGGGACAATATTATATCCAATTACTTTTTTATTATTATCATAATTATCAATAAAATCACCAGTTAACTTAGACACTGTACTTGTATCTAAAAGTGTATAATTTTTAGGCTTATCATCATCTTCTTTAATTGTAAGATCTACCTTCTTAATAATTTCTTTACCGTCATCAAAATTAATCACAAACCTTTTGTCTAAAATATCACCATTATGATTTACTGTAGTGTATTTAACTTGATCATCATTATTAGAAAGTATTTTGGCAATATTTCCAGCACTAAGCTCATTTAAAATATTTTCGTGAATATTAAAACCCCCTTCTTCACATTTATAATCAGCAGATCTTAAGTCAGATGTATTTAATCCTATTGTATCTAATTTAATATCTGGGTTATTTATATTAGTAGGTTTACCGGCAATGAATATTTCATTAGATGATTCTACTGAAATGACTTCAATTTTATACTTACCTAGAGTACCTAGATCTATTATTACATTACTAAAATTACCCTCTCTTTTTGCTATTTCTATTTTGAAATTAGGCTTACTACCATCGGCTGCAGTAATACCATTAACTCTGTATGGACCCCTTTTATTAAAATCAACTGAATTTAAGTCTAATGCACCTGATAAAGAAACATCAGAGTATTGATATTCTCCAGAGTCGCCATTGTAATCTAGCCTATGTTTAAGCTCGTAGAATAGTTTTCTATTTAAAGTTTCAGTCCAAGGTTCTGTTATATTAAGCGTAATAAAGAATATTACGAATTTAAACTTTTTATTGTGTATTACTTCATAGTCAATATTATTATTACCTGCATCTGTATTAACCTTGACTATGGTACTAAATCTATGACCATTGAATTTTGTACTCTTAACAAACTCGGACGCTACAGTATTAGAAAACTCACTTCTCTCTTTGAAAATAACTTTTAAACCTTTAAATATAGTATACGGAAAAGACTCTACTGAACCATTATCAATTAGAGTGTATTTCTTTTTTATGTTAGACTTAATAAAGGTATTACTATCAAATAGATTTTTATCGTTAGAAAGTGGCTCTTCTGAATAATATTCAATTTCATGTCCATCACTGATCATAAACATGTCAAAATAATCTAAATCCACTCTTTTAAAATCAGATTTATTTATATCATAGCCTTTAATAAAGTTAATATAGTTAAAGCTATCATTAATCTGCCAGTGTCTTAAGTAATCTGGTAATTCTTCAATATAAAACCACTCATGTGTAAAAGCCAGTTTACTTCTATCATTTACTTCTAAATCTGGTGCAAAGTTAGTCCTACCAAATACACTATTAGCATTTAAATGGTATGGTTCGTCACGAACTGTATTACCATCCTTTAAAACCCATTTATTAATATTAGGAACTACCCTAGAACCAATAGCAAACTCTTTTACTTCATTCTCTTTTAAGCGATCATATTCACTTTTGATAAACTCAATATCCCTGTCCTTAACTGTTTCATTTTTTAAAATAGGTTGTAAATTGGTAAAATATTTTTTAGGTGTTTTTTCATATTCTTCTGAAAAAATATCAGTTGGCTTAATACCATCATATCCTGGATTGCTTTCTAAGATATCTTTTGTATCATTAAAGGGTTCATAGTTAATAGAATCTACTGTTTCATACTCTAACTCTTTTAAATCAGAGTTACTAGTATCATAGAAGTCAAAATCCATATCGTATAGGTCATATGCTGAGAATAAGCCCATTTCTAAGAATGACTCAGTAAATAGTCTTATATCGCCCGAATCCAGGTTATTTTCTTCTTTCAATATTATCTTTAAAAAATCACCTTCTATATCATCTATGTTTTCTACAATGTCAACTATCTCATTATATCTATTTTTATAAACTGTAGGTAAATAATCACCTATTTCAACAACAGGGGCCGTTTCTTTATTTACAAAAATACTTTTATTACTTAAATGACCACCCTTAAATAAATAAGCATCCCAATTACCTGAACTACCAGTAACACTACTACTTAAACCAAGTGCGTTTTCTTGATCTAAGTTACCTTCTTCAAATTCTATAAAATCAATATTGTTATCTCTAAAATTAAGTAGAGCATGTTGTAATATTTTATAGCCTGGTATTTTTATATTAATGTATATCTCGTTTTCAATATTAGTAGCATTGAATAAATCACTCGAATTAATTAGTTTAGTTAGAGCGATTGCAATATCAGTTGTATTTCCAGCAGCAGAAAACATATTATCTTTAAAGGTTCCTTTGGGTAAATAGTTAACATCGGATTCATTGGTACTTGCTGCATAATACCTACTATTATTTAAATCAACACTAGAATAAATTTCATTAGAATGTATAACACAGCCGTTAGACTGTGCTATAACTGGTGCTAGCTTCTTTAAGCTAGTGTTTTTTTCTGTAAAAATAAAACTTTTAGCATCGATATCAGTCTCAAGGTTATAGACGTCTTTTATAGTATTACTATTAAACTTATTTTTAAGATCTGACAGTGCATTGCTAATATTAGAACCAGTATTAAAAGTAATTGAATTACTTTCAGAGTCTGTTATTGTAACATCTGCATTCTCTACAAATTTAATAAAATTAAACTTATGTGATTCTTTTTTTATTTTAATTAAGGCAATATTATCGTTTAAGCCAGGTGTTTTTTTAATTTTAATGTTAATAAAATCAAAACCCACATTTTCATTTCTTTTTACATCTATTGAATTGCCCTTATATGAAAATTTATCCTGGTTTCCCTGCTTTTTAACTTCATTTTTTGAGTCAACAATATTTAACTCATATTTTGAATTGTCATAACTTTTTGATTTGTCTATTTGATAATAATTATTGTCGGTTTTACCATATGCTAATACTGGCATTTTTTCAAGCATACTATATGGCGGTATAGCAGCAAAATCATGGTTAGAATCCATAAATGAATTTACACTTTTAAATCTAACTATACCTGAATTTGCCGAAAAAATCTTACCAGTACCCGTTGGAATATCATCAACATAAAGACCTATATATCTATTTACAGAATAAATATTACTTTTAGGATCATCAAATAGGAACTCCATGTTAATTATATTAGCTGCCGCTAGTGCATTTCTTTTAAAACCACCTGTGATAAAATGATTAGCAGAAATCATAGGTTTATCCTTTAAAACAAAGTCATTGTATAAGTATTCACCTTTACTAGTAAAACCACCTTTAATTAAATCAATTCCATTAAAACTTGATCTTTCGTTTTCTTCGAAAGAAAATGTTATTGGTACTTTAGGAAAAGCTTGATCCTGTATATGATTACTTAAATATTTACCAATGCTACTTTCTTTAGTTAAGTCAAAGACTTTAACAATCTCTGAATTTCTTAACATATTTTGAGTTCTTGTAAAATTATCCAGTGCTGTATTTTTATAATCATCAATATACTTTGGATCATTTATCCTGTAGATAACAAACTTTTTAGGCATGTTTAAATCAACCTGGATAGGAGCAAATATTCTAAAATACTCTCTATGTAATTTAGAATAGTTTAAAGTGGTACCATATTGATAATCTTCCTCTATTTGTTTTTCATATTCTGAAAAAACTGAAAGGTCAGAATATTTTCTCTTAGTAGCAAATGCTATCTCAAGTGGCGTATCATTCTCTCTATAAAAATTAGATAGATCATATGCATATGAACCATTTGGATTAACGGCAAACTTCTTATACTTAGATGAAGCTAAACTATCTGTTGCATTTATTGATTCAAGGTAGATCTCGTCTTTAGAATTAACTACTAGTTTAACATTTGTTGTTAACTTAGGATTTGTTCTTAAGAGAGGTTTAGCGATATTATCTAACTTAACATTAGATTCTACATTAAAATTAGGTCCCAATTCTGTCATTTAAAAATCTTCTTTTTATAGAATATCTATATGCTATATATCAGATTCACTAGAGTAATGACATTATCGGTTATGATTAAAAACCAATAGGTGAAATAGAGCCATTGACAGATGATCCACTGTTACCAACATTAGTATTAGCTGTTAACTGTGCTGCTTTAATCGAATTAATATTACTACCTTTTGGTGTATATCTAGAGAATATTTCTAAATCAAATGAAAATTGATTATCATATTTATCAAATATATCTAAGCCTATCTTTTTTGAATAAGTTAAGCTATTACTTGTTGTGCCCTTTAAGCCACCAATATTACCAATATCGGTTTCAGGATCGTTACCAGCATAATCGGTCATTCTATATTGAAATATTACATCAATTGATATAGAATTATTGTCACCTATATTTATTTTTTTACTTGATAAATCATTATCGCCATCAATTGATATGCTGCTTAAATTAATAGGTGATAAGAAAAGAAAAGATCCACATGAATTGCCACCTAATAAATACTGATCATTAGTGTCAAATGACATTTTAAAAGTTCTTTGATCAGCACTTATCATATTATTGGTATTTCTAAATGCAAGTTGTTTAGTGGCAAAGTTATTTAAACCAGTACTAATGGTACTAGCTCCATTGTCTAACGTGGCAGTAATTGGCATTGTGTATATACCGCTATCTACTATAGCTTGTAATGCCAATTCTTGATCTTCATCTTCTACATCGTTAGGATCGTCTGCACTTTGTGGATATGTTGTATTAAAGAATGTCTCAATATCTGGATGGTCTTTATGTAAGAATATACCATCGTTGTAATCTTCTGTTGTTATATTATTGATTGATGTACAGTCAATAGCATCTGGATTAAAACCACCAAACGATTGAAAATCAATAGCAGCTCCATTATTTTCAGAAGAAATAAATCTTCCAAAAGAACCTGCCCAAACAAAATTAGATGAATTAGCATCCCCGTCTGCATCTTTTAATGTAGCATTATTTTGCTCAAAATCACCATAAGATAAGACGTGTTCATAACTAGTAATATCAGTATTAGACACATTTTGATTTGAAATAGCACTAGTTGCGTACAGTGCATCTACGTTAGCAACATCCATATACCTGCTATAAATAAATTGGCTTCTTCTTTGAGCAGATTGATATGGAGCCGGCTGAACGCTATCGTATTCTAACAGATCATTTGCTGATAGGTTTTGATATTGTATTGGTACTAAATCATATTTACCTTTTGTAGTATAATAATTATCTGATATAATTTTAGAATCAACGTCATTAGTACCTTGATCATTTATTATTGTACCAAATCCGTTATTGGATATATCTGAGCCATTAACACTAGATCTATATGCTGGTAAATCTCTATTACCAGAAATTCTAGATATTAACTCAAGTTCAGTCGCTTTAGTATTTTCAAGAAGCAGCTTAAATGTTTTAGTTACAATATGGCCTTTTTTAATTGAAAGCTCTGCCACTTCGTCTGTATAATATCCAGCAAATACTTTATTTGTGGTATTATTATTAATTACAGTTACGGTTCCATCTTCTGCAACGAGTTTTACAAACAGTTCACCCTTGGCATTTTCTATATCTTGTTGTAAACTTTCTATTTTTCTTTCTAACTCTACTATCTTATCAAAAACAGAGATTGGCTTTTGTTCAGCAGATAAGAAACCAGAAGCAATACTATCGGCCTTATGTGCATAATAGTTTTCATTAGACGTAAAAGACTCGTTTACGTGTGTAAATACACCTGCTGAGTTTAGCTCTTCATTTAAACCTACTCTAGCAAGTTCGGTTATATTTTCCTCAATAATATTCTGTAAATCTGTGGTATCAACTTCAGCATCAGGAAATTCGATTCTAATAGGCTCTGAAAAATCAGACATGATAGGATTTGCTGGATAACCTGCCTCAGAAACTGATTTAATTCTAAACTCTAATACTTCACCCTGTTGTATTGGAATATCAAGCTGATTAAAATTAACTCTTTGACCATCTTCAATAACAGAATCTTGCCATACAAATTTACCAGTTACAGGGTCTTTAGCCCTTTCTCTAGCTGGTGTTTTATATTCATTCCAGTTTGAAAAGACTGCTGTTTTCTCTCGTTCGTCTTCTCTAAATGAAATCTGAGAGACCTCGGGTGATTTACCAGTTGTAGAAAGATATCTATATTGTACTATAAATTGTATAACATCTTGATTCTCAGTAGATGCAACTTGCTTAGGCTCGGGTACTTTCCAGAAACCTCTTACACGATACTTCGGTGTAATATTACCCACATTAGTATCTGTTGAAAGATTTTGAATCTGGTTTACAATAGAGCCATAGAGTTTAGTTTCTGCTGCTCTCTCCTCAATTAAAGAACTTAGTTGATTTTTATCTTTATCAAATTCAACAGTAGATGTATACTTTTTAGTAGCAATTTCAGCCCTCTTATTAACAATGGTATCATCTAGCTTTTTAATAGCCTCTTCTACTGAAACCTTATCATTATTAAGTTCTTTAATTTTATTGGCGGCATCATTATCGGTTAAGTGTCTATTGACCTGTATAACTTTAAAATTATTAGCATCTAAAGTAGGCGCATCTGGTGTTATTCCTTCAGTTGCTGGTGGTATTGAATCTTCCTTTAAGGCTTTAATAAATTTACCAAAATCAGCAACCTGCTCTCTATAATAGTCTGATAGTGTAACATTAGAGCCATCCTCGTTAGTTCTAATTAGGTCGTTGCTAAAGAATCCAACACCAGGAGACCATTCTTCAGCCAACATCTTCGAGTCTGGGTCAATAGCTTTAAAGAAGACTAATAGCCTTTCGTTAAAACCTAAGTTAATATCAACTTTAAGATTAGTATTTGTATTTTTGTATATCTTTATCGCATCCGCGCCAATTCTAATAGCTTCAAAGCCTTCTACGAGCTTTGCCTCAATTTCTTTGGTTGAGCCGTCTACTCTAGTAATAATATATCTCGTGCTATTATTACCAGTGTTTATTACAAATTCATCACCTTCATTTAAAACTTCAGTGTCGTTAATATCTTTATTAGCATCACTGTATGTGAGTTTATCTAGTCTATATCTTTTAACTGACTTTCTCTTAGTTTGCCCATTAACTGTAACCTCTTTTTTAGAATCATTAATTGATAAAACGTCAAATGTTCCGAAATACTGCATATTCTGATATGGTATTTCTCTATCATCTTCATCGATTTGATGTGATATATTATTGTTATTAATACCTTGTATCGCAGTTGTATAGTCAATATCTTCTTGGTCTAAGAAATTATCCACAAAGTAATCAACAGATGTTTGATTAGTATTATCAAAGATAATTCTTTTTACTAATACCCTTTCAGTACCTTTTGGTATTTGATTAGTTAGATCGAAAGACGCCGTTAGTAGAGGATTCATAAAGTCCTCAAAGAAATAGTTAGACTTGATATTAAACTCCGATGGCTTGATAATAGATTTTATTCTATCAGCCGGACTCTTAAGTTTAGAAGTTATCACATTTTGAAAAGAACCATCTGAAAGTCTAATTCTAGTAGTACCTTCACCAACACCGCTTAATGCCTTAAGATTTTTATCTAAACGTTCAAGTTCACGCTTCATATAACCAAAAGAAGGTACATATACGGTCGTTGTTTCGCCATCATCGTTTAAGATCTCAAGAGGTACATTTTCTTCTTCTGTTGTAATTGCTTGGTTTATACGTTCAAATGTCTTCAACGAGTTTGTATTTATCTCGAGAAGCTTTTTAACTGTACTTGAAATTGAGTTATTTGTGTTCATCTTATCTTAATATATCTACTTCAAAAACATAGTTTATAGGGTCTATGCAAACTATCTCAATATATGGTCTTTTACTTATTAAATTAATTGGTTCTATTTTAGCTATACTTTTTCTAAATTCAGATGACTTATCTGTCCATATAACAATTGGATGCACATCCATATCAATTTCACTAAATGATATTTTAAGAACTTGACCGGCCTTCCATCCAATTGAACCATCATCAATATATATCTCTAATTTATCATTAGCATTACCAACAACAGTATTTTGTAGACTAATTCTATTAGTGTAGTTTAGTAATTTAGCATATATGCCAAAACCCTGAGCACCCTGGCCGCCGGCACCAATATTAAATGGACTAGCGCTATCAATTTCAATTAGAGCTGAAGACTCGTCCCATTTAAAAGCTTTTGAATTAGAATAACCCTGAACTGCATTAGCTACTTTAATTCTATCTGGATTACTTTTATCTATATTTATACCAGGTCCTGAAAATATAACGTCAGTATTATATTGTACTTCAGTTGGAATAGTACCATCAATTATTGAGTTAATACGGTCATTAGCTTTTGTGATAAGCTTTAATAAAGAATCGGATTCTGATAATTGAGTAGATGTTGCTTGAAACTGTTTTTCTAAATCATCGACTCTAGCTTCTAATTCTTCACTATCAACATCACCAATGGCAATATTTTCTATATTATTAAGCCTATCTGCTAATTGAGTATATCTTTTATTAGCATCAATCAATACTTCAGTTGCATTCTCTAATGCTGTTGTAGTATCCATAAAAAGATCCATTGAGAATGTTGTAAAATCATTCACAGATGTCTCTACACCAACATTATCTAAAGATGAGTTAAACTTGAGATTGAGTTTTAAAGAATACGCATTACCGTTAAGACCTGTAACTTCATTTGGTTTAAACTTAAATTGCTCGTTAATTTTAGAGCCAGCTCCACCCGTAGATTTAATCTCATCTAAAATTAGTATTCCGTAAAGGTTAGTTGCCCTATTAGAAGGTACAGAATCGCTTGCAAGATCATAATAGACTAGAACGGCGTTAAATGTAAACTGGCTTCCTGTTTTTGAAAAATCTAAAATATTGTCTATAGCCGGATCATTAGCAATCTGCGCGTAAATACTATCGTCAAATACAATTTGGAGACTATCGCTATTATTGGGATCAATATTATAATAACCACCAGACGTATTATCATGCTCGTCTACAACAGAGAATGTATTAAGATTAGGATCTGGGTGATTTTGACCTGATCTACCTTCTATAGTATTATCAGCAAATAGCTTAGTTGATGTTGTATTATATTCTTTAGGCTGAAAGAGAACTGTTGGTGTAGTGCCAACTGAAGTAGGTACATTTACATAGACCTCATGGTATGTATTACCTTCGTATGAAATATCATTTTCAGCATCAATAGTACCAATGTATTTAACTACACGTTCATAAACTGAGCCCGATTGTATCGAGTTATTTTCTTCTGTAAGAGCACCAATTGTAGCTTCATTTGAGTCTGCAGATCTAAATCTAACAGCACCCAGTGCACTTAACCATTTAAAGAATATCTTTTCAGCATCAGACTGCAGTATAATAGGATCATAGTCATCGTCTTTAAGTAGTAACTCTTCAGCATTTAATGCATAATTCTGAAAGGTTTGAGCAAAGTCAATATTTGGTTGGCCAGCTTGATACTGACTACCGGACTCATTAATTAGACTACTTTCAAAGTCAATCGTGTTTGAGCCGTTTGTTGAATCCGTAAAATCAGGTAGATCCAACAGAGCATATCGACTAAACTCAAAATTCAAGTCAGGATTATTAAAAGCCCTAGTCATGTCTCTAGCTGCAGATGCAAAAGCGTACATCGTTCCACCTCTTGGCTGTGGTATTCTAACTAATGGAGTTGCCATTTAATTTGTTTTATTTTATTAATTAAGATATTGTTGCAGCATAAGAACTGATCACATACCAGTTTGAGCCAATATATCTTAATGTAACGGTTGAATTTTTATTATCTAAAAATAGAGAATTAACGCTTAGGTATGTACTAACCACTTCTACACTACTACTACCTACATTTATAAAAGTAACCTCTTGGCCATCTGAATTACCTTCTGGTAGAGTAAAATCAGTATCAATTAGATAAGTACTCTCTGTTAAGTTGGCTGAAGTAACACCAGATGCTCCAGATGGATTAGTATCAGAACCATCTATACCTGATTTGACTAGTTGACCTGCAATTGTCGTTTTTGCAGTCATCTCAACGTCTTGTTCCATCGTAATACCATTACTTGTAAATGATGCAATAGTATTATTAGCTAAAATAGTTAAAGACTGAAATGTAGCTGAGTTTACATTTTGGATAGTTGAATTTACAGGGTCTACTAGAGCCTGAATATCAGCAATATCATCATTCAAGAGCTGGAAGTTACTATTGATAACAGGTCTTGATGAAGATAATGAATCTGTTCCTAAAATTTCTGTAATGTTTGCCATTTTATTTATTTTTTATTTTACAATTATCATATTGCGTTTAACTTTATTCTGGTTACCATTAGTATCCTTAACCTCTAGTTCAACTTCATATGTACCAGGGTCTTGGAATATATATGTTAACCACATACTATCATAGTATATATCATTTATTTCAGGGTTACTTATATTCTTTATATACCAGATTGGTTTATCTATAGCTGGCATTTTTGTAATATCAGCTGAAATAGTTACATGTGTAGATCTTTCTACTTCAGCATAAGACTTAAATATTTTAGTATCATCGAATCCTGGGTTATAATGAGTTACATGTGTAGCACTCTCAGGCTCATAACTAATAGCACTACCACTAGCGGGTAAAACATTAACACTTTCAAAATCATAGTTTTTAGAATACTCCTTACCAACAGCTAGCATATATACTAAATCATCTGCTGTACCATCTGTTGTGTCATCACTAAATACAGCATTCCAATTAAATTTTTGGAAAATAGGATCGGCTGAGTTAATTAATTCGTCTCTGATGGCTAGCCATTCACTTTTTCTAGCTGTAGTATTAACCGGTGAACTTGGTGTTGGACTAGTAATTAAATGGCTTCCTGTAGTTATAATACCTGTTATTGGATCTTTAAATGTTATTTGAATCTCGTCACCGTTACTTATATCATAGATTTTAAATGATGATGTTAAGTCACTGCCAACTCGAGTAGCATCCCACCAATTATGTTTACCGTCTATCCATCTAAACATACATTCATCCCATCTATATGGGCCTGTTGTCTCAGAAAAACCAGACGGGCTAAATAGATCTGAAAATCTACGTACTGTAGAGAATCTAACACCTTGTGTTGTATCATGTGGGTAATTAGCCCTATCTAGAGTTCGATATAAAGTTGCAATCGATTCATCTATTGTTGTATCATTATCTTGTGCTTTATTCCAGTATCCACCAGTTTTATTCCAAGATAGTTCTTTATCGTTCCACTTAGCATTATTTAACCATCTATATAAGCCGTATAGTTCTACCTCTTTTAAGTTTACTTCAAAAAAGTCATTTTCTCTATAATGTGAACGATGTCCAAAAAGATCATAAGTTCTCATCTCGATATTATATGTACCTGCATATGGTACATGGATTGGTATCTTTAAATGAGTATCAATGTTACCTCTAATCTCTAATTTAAAATCATTTGGGCCAGTTATAATCCATTCAATCTCATAAACCCATTTCTTCCACCAGTTTTCCCATGTAATTAGTAAATTTTGATTTGGATCAATTAAATCATTCCAATTAAAATTAGCACCATCCCATGTGTCGTTAAATGATTCGTTACCATCTAGTATAACCGGGCATCCAACTGGAATATCTATATTAAATGTATCTAATTCTCTATCATTATAAGATTCGTAAAAATCAGTATAAATATCTAATAGTTCTTTAATTTCAGCTTCTGTTAAATTCTTAAATGCATTTGGGTCTTTTGCTAGATAATTAATGTAATCAGGGTCATTATTATCAAATTTGGTCTCTAACACTAGGCCTAAATCTTCAATAAAAAGAGTTCTATCTTCTGGTAAAACTTTAAACTTAATGTCATGGCCTTCATTAAAAAAACCAATTCCATTTTGAATATTCCAAAAGCTAATATTTTTTTGAGTAAAGAAGTCACCTTCTGCTGTAATATCAACTATTTTAGCATCAAGTGGTAAATATTCACGTTGTAACTTTTCTTTTAAGCCGTATAGTTTAATGATAACTTCATCTGGTGTGAAATCAAAGACCTCATCTACTGTTGGTATATCAAACTGGTCAAAGCCGCCGTCTGGTTCATTTAACCTGTACACTAGGCTAAATCGACTTGTTTTCTTCATTGTACTAGAAGGTATCTGTACCTTTTGCTTTTTACGTAAAGCTTCACCTCTTTTAGATGACTGTGGCACTGGAATTGCAAAAAGTTTACCAAAACTAGATTTATTTTTATCAATATTTACCCAGTATTCTTTTAACGTGATATTATTGTAACCAAAAAAGTCAATAGCATTTAAAAGTGCTTTATATGTACCAACGAATGGTTTAATATTACTTAACTCTAAAAGAAGTTCTTTACGCTTTCTATTTAAAAGCCTATAGTCAACGCCCTGTTCGGATATATCATGTTCTTTAAATAAGAGGAAGTCACCTTCGTTTAATGTTGCTCCGAAGTTTTGTAGTAATACTTTAAGCCTTTCATCCTCTTCGACAACTTCACCGTAGAAAGCAATCTGAGCAATCTGGGTTTCATTACCATTAGATATATCATAGATACCTAAAACTCGTCGATGTGGGCCACCCCTCTCTGAGCTGATTGCAACGTTAAGCTGTAGTGCTTCATTACTTAACTTAGTAAATTCTTCTTTAGTAAAATTTTTAACGCCATTGATTATATCGAATTCTGCAGTAGACCTTGGCTCAGGATTAAGCTCTAGAGTATTATACTGGACCACGTGTGGTTGCCCTGATTTCATCTCAGCATCATAAATGATAATATCATCAGATGTGGCTACGTCATCAATCCAGCGGCAAACTAGAGTTGATCCAGTAGAATCCTGGATTGGTTTAACTAGGGCTGGTTGTTTTACTAAAGATGTTTGACCTATATGATGATAGTTTATCTCTTCAAGTATGAATATATTAACTGTCTCGTAAAGACCAGTAGAGACTTCATCTAAATAGATGTTGCCTTCCCATATACCATTGCTGTTTTTGACCATATTAAGATCATAGTCAAAACCATTAAAGAATCTTAGCTTATCGTACATTTGTATCGTCTTTTTCTATCGTATAGTTTTTAAATGCGTTTAAATACTTAACACTTTTAATAATATTATAAAAATAGTCATTAACAAAAAGTATAAACTCACGAATAGTTTGGTTTCTTTGAATATGTTTTGATACCATCTTATTAACAAGATTGTCTTTATAGTCATATCCAATATTTAGTCTACTGTCTTTACGGTGTTTTGCAACATCGTAAATCTTTTTGCGTTTATATACTAATAAGTCCTTAAATGGTACTATCATTACAATGCTCTTCTATTTCCAGCCTGTACTCTAGTATAAATAGTTCTAGGTACAGGAGCATCATCAAAATTAATACTTAATGCTGCTTCTTCATTTATTTTTACACCATCCGCTATAGTATCGCCATCTCTATCTAGCCAGTTACCTTTAAAAAGAGCAACCTCCTCTCTATCAAGTATAATATCACCAAAACGATCCAGGCCTCTTATTTTATCTGGAATTGAATCGCCAGGTTTTATATTAACCCTCTTTGTATTTTCTACTTTTTGGAAAAAAACGTACTTTTGTTTACCGTTACCAATATCTTCAAGGACTACAGGTTCTTGTGGTTTAACTGTAGTAGTTATACTTTCATAAAAACCTAGTCTTAAAGCATCTTCCTCTTCTTTGCTAATAAATCTAACGTTAACAGAATCTATACCTTCAATCTCTTCAAGGATATAGACAATATCTGACTTAGGTAGTTTATCTCTTCTAGTAATATTCAATAAATAGTTAGAAATAGCCGAACGTACATCGTTTGCAATTTCCTGCTTTGTAAAGCCCTCGAAGTATCTAATTGAAACATCAATGCTATATTTTTTGACTTTTGGTTTAACAAATTCAATCTCTGTAGTAACCATGACCTGACCTGAATCTTGTAACACCTTATACATAGCATCGTATTCATCTTGCGTAAAGAACATTTCTCTTTCGGGCAGTGAAAAGTAATCTTTATCGGCTTCTACTTTTCTCTTAAAGTCCGGTATAGCAAATATGTAAATTATATTATCATCGTCTAAGTATTCATCATCGGTTCTATTATAAACATCAATATATGAAAACTGATTGTATTTAGATAGAAAGTACTCATAGTTATCTGGAGTGGCCAGTACGTATGATTTACTTGCAAGTGGTGTTAAGATCTTTGTAAACTCAGTTGATTCACGTTCAGCTCCCATTTTAGGCGCTGAAGTTACAGTAACATCAAAAAATTCGTTTAAATCGTGTAACTCACCAAGTGAATCTTCGCCTTCAGTTTCCCATTTTACAGTCAGATCTGAACCTTCAGCTAAATTACCTTTAGCACCATCATGTTTAATATACTCAACTTCAATTGTAGCTCCTTCTGCAGGTGGAATACCAAAAGAACCATTACCGAAATAAATATCTAAACCTCCGCCAATACCAGTCTTTACCAGACAAGCTTTTTCGTTGGCATTCATATCGTAGAGTGAGACGTGTTTAGTCCATACTTCACCGTTAACATAAACAGTAACTTTATTATGATCCGTTAAACCACGCGTTGTTATATTGAAAGACTGTAAGTTTTCACCGGTACCTGTTAATGTTTGCGTTTCATATTCGCCCTGGCAAATTTCAGCTTTAAATATATTTTTATTACTCTTTTCAACTCTAAATCTATCCCTTGATGTTTGTAGCGTATACTTTAAACCATTTGAGTCAAATTTAAGTATGGCTCTACCATCAAATGTTAGACCAGTACCTGCAATTTTACTAAAGTCAGCGCCCGGCTTCCATCTAAATTGAACTTCGCCAAACGCAGCGTAGCCCCTAGTAGGGTCGTGGCCAGTTAGCCTAGACATGCCGTAGATAGATTCAGACTGTTGTGCCGTATAAATATTCTGCTCTACTAGAGCATCTTCTACATAGAATAAAATAAGCTCACCTATTTCACTCATTACACCTAATAGTTGGGCAAATGGTGATGCTTCCGTAAATAGAGTATTTGCACGTTTGTAAACGCGAGAAATATAAGTCCTTGCATCCTGTTTAATCTGCTCTCCAGTTACTCTAAGTCTATCTAAAAATTTAAGATTTGCCATCTTTTTTCTTGTTTAATTTACATAAATTTGCACTAAATACTTGCTATCAATGGTTATGTCAACGTAGGCAATGTCCCGAACAGTGCCCCTAAAGAAACTAATTTTAGGGCTAATATTATATTTTTTTGCCAATGGACAGTAAGTATTTATCTGACCTTCTATGGTAGTTTTAATTTGTTGTTCGTTTAGGCCTAAAGAATAAATCATATCCTCTAGGTTACAGCCAAATTCTGGGCTACCAAGAACTTCAGATTTATTTGTAAAGAGAGTAGTTTCAATTTGGGTTATAAGTTGTTGTATTTCATTCTCTACATGAACCTGATTAGGATCGTAATTAGGGTCACCAACATGTTTAATGTACAATTCCATATTTATATGTATCTCTTTTAACTGTGGAACATAAAATCTACGCCTTCATCGCCTTTAATTTCTTCTTCAATGGCATTAAGCTCTCCATCTCCCATTGATTTAATTGCATCATAGTCAAATTCAACATTACCGGGTAGGGCAAATTTAAAAATACCTAGTTTAGCACCAAGAGACTGTTTAACTTTAGCACTAATATATCTAAAGAAAATTTCATCATCATAAAGTGCACAGTCTGGTATAGTTTCGTAAACCTCTAATATTACATCACCCTTTGGTGTATCGCCCATGAACTTTAAATCACCAGTTAGCCTAGAATAGTCAAATGAGAGTGGATTCTCTAAAATTTGCCTCGACATATCTGCTAATGATGCATTAAGTACATAGTATTGTAACTCTTCGGCGGACTCTGCTGGACCTGCGCCGTCATACATTCTTCTAAATAACATCTTTTCAATTGCAAAATCAGCACCCGACTGAAACCTTAAATCTAGGCCACCGCCCATGTTGTTCCAACCACTAGAAAGATCATAAACACCGTAAACCGAGTAGACTCTACCCGAACCGTCTTCCCCAGCATTAGGCATTGTCAAAGTTCTATGGCTCTTAAAATATTCAGTCTTAAAAACTTCCTTTGGGACATGGTAATAATTCTCGCGTAAAGAATCTTCGTATTTCTTATAGAACCATTTTTTAGCCCTATTGATAATATTAATAATTTCTTTTTTAGGCAAATTAACAGGCACCATACATGCACCTGTTATTTCATTGCCAATTTCATCTAGGAATTCATTTAGGCAGTTTTCATCAAAGCTTCTTGGGCTTGTTAAATCATTTTCACTACCGCTTCTAATTTTACTCATTTTTTATGAATTTATTTTTTTACTTACTACTATTTCAGTATCATCAAATCTAGCATAAGGGCCTATATTACCCTCTCTAAATATGCCACCTTTCATTTTGCCTTTAAAAATACTATCAGTACCAAATATATAACTATTGATAACTTCACAGCTACCATGCACAAAGCTTGATTTTATTTTAGATTCTCTAGTTTTAGTTGCTTGATAAAAGTTAGAAAATTCAATATTAGAGTTTTCAATATTACAGTTATAAAAATCACATTTATTAAAATTACCTCTAAGTTCAGAAGTTATAAACTCAAAGCCTTCTGCTAAGAAACAGACTGGCATCTTTCCATCTTTAACTTGAATGGAGCTAAAGTCAGAGTCATAGTTAATTATACCCTCCACTAACCCACCGTCAGTAATTAGTTTCATTACACTGTTCTTAATTTTATCCCAATATACTTTAATAATTCGATCGCTTTCTTGTAAATCAACCATTAAATTAATTTTAGGCCAGTATTCATTTAATTTTTTATGGTCTTTTAGGGCTTCTATTACATGTAAATTTTTATTTAAAATATGCTTAAGCTCAATCTTGTCCTCGGCAGTAAACTCCGGTTGAATACATGCCTTAAAGAGTTGTAGAATAAATCTTTGAGCAAGATATAGTATATCATCTAATCTATCCTCATAATCTTTACCGCCAATATACCTAAACTCTAAGTAATTATTATTTTTCTTTAAAAAGTTAACTCCATAATACTTTGTATCTGGAAATGTAAAATTTGTATGAGTAATATACTCAGGTTTAAAATAAAAAGACTCATGCTTTGGCAATACATATTTGATTGATTTGGCATAAACTGAATTCTCTCTTTCTGGAAAGAATTTATAAACCTGTTTTTCGTTAAAAATCAAGATGAACTTAAGCGTGTTCATTCTTGATACCATACCAGGATCCTCTAGCTTATTTTTGTCAAATGAAATGTTTAAATGAATTGAAGTTCTATCGGTTGTATAGCCGTTTTCTTTAATCCAGTTCAATACTTTTATTATTAAAATTCTGGCATTACGGTAATGTAATGGTCCAGTTACAAGCTCTATCAAGCCCGAGCCACCTGACATATCAGGCTCCATCTTAAAATGTTTATCTGTTGGTTGAAATTCAGAGTGTGCTTTATCCTCTAAATTAATAGGTAAACCTAGAAGATCCTCAATTTCTCTATGAGTTTCTTCTAGGCTTTTATTTGAATAGAACTCAAACTCAACTCCAATTAACGAAGAATTAAGTATTGATTCTTTTGTAGAATTTCTATTTATTTTATCCATTGAGCCATATATTCTTTAGATATATATCTAGCTCAAATTATGGACTATGGTAGTTTAAGGTATACCCGTTGGCTTTCTTCTTCTATCCTAATGATTTTTACAGTAATATTATCACCGGTATTAAAAGCTTTTATAATATCCTCGCCAATTTCACTAACATGTAATAATCCGACAACACCATCTTCAATTTTAATAAAAAGACCATAATCCTTTTTAGACTTTACTTCGGCATTAACTATAGATGGTATTTTATAACGTGATTTAATATCATACCATGGGTCGATTTCACTTTTAGACTTCTGTGTTAGCGTAATCTTTTTATGGGAAATTATCTCTTTAACCTTGAACGTAATTTCACTTCCTGGTTTAATTTTATTATTTACAAAGAGTTTATATGTCTCTTCATTTATATCGTTTTTATGAATCATGCCTGTTAAACAACCGTAAAACTCAACAAAAATACCGTATTTAGCAGTTCCAGTTACGTTTCCAGTGATTTCATCATCCATGTTATCTTTGATCTTATCAATCTCATTAGGAATTAATGCTTGTAGATATTTTCTATGTGAAACTACAATAGTACCACGTTCCATTGAAAAAGAGACTGGAACCACATATAATTCTTTACCAACTATTGATTCAAAGTTTACTAACTTATTAATACCTGCAAGAGATCCTGGCATAAAGCACTCAATACCATGTATATTAACGATATAGCCACCATTTTCAATCATATGGCTAACTTTACCAACCCATGCAGTATCACCAGATTCAACGCCTGCGCGCAGGTCCATAAATATTTTTTGTTTAATACCACCCGAAATACTACCAGAAACGTAAGAGTTATCGGTATTTGTGATTAATACAGCAACCTCTTCACCGACTTCGATATCGCGGTATTCGTTGGGTTCTTTATTAGACTGAACATAGACAAGCTCGCGATAGCCGATGTCGATTGAAATAGTTTCTGGTGTTGTAGCATAAACAATACCATCATATATTTGGCCAACGTCAATTTTAGTCTTAATTTTTTGATCAATCTCAAACTCATTTAGAATACCATAAAAGCTTTGAGCATATGACTCTTTAGAATAGACTCTTTCGCCGGCTTTAGTCTTAATGTGTGGGTTAATTTTACGGGCACTAGAAATACATGTTGCTTCATAAGCATCCCACATAAAGTTACCATCATCATCTAGATATTCTTTATCCGGGCTTTCTAGCAAATAGTTTTTACTATTTCTTTTTGTCTCACTGTTTGGCTTTTTTTCTAATGATTTTTTATCGGTTGCCAGTCCGATTTTTTTACGCTTGTTTCTGTCTTTCATTTTTTTTAGATTAAAAGTGTAACATATTATATATCTTTTTAACTTTCTTAAAAAACCAGGGGCACAAAACCCGGCATGGGTACTGGTCCAGTTGGCGTGGGTATACCTCCAAGGTAAATAAGCTTAAATTCTAAAAGGTGTAGTGCATATGTTGTTGCAAGTGCAGATGCAACTGCTAGTGCAGGAGGCTGTGTTGCTGGTAGTTGGCTAAAAGTTTTGCCCATGTTTAAAGCCCTTCTTAAATTGTTAGCCAATCTTTGAGTACTACCATAATAAACAGGTATGTAGATACCACCAAGCGGTGCCGAAATAAGAGCTGGTAATGCCGAAGGTGTTGGTTTAAAGGGCTGTACAATAGTGCTAACCCAATAACTAATTGTTGCTTCTGCAAGTAGAATCCATGGGTCTTTGCCATCTTCATAACAACTATAATCAAAAGGTACTTCTGGTTGTACATCTTTAGCTTCACATTCAGCAGCTATCCTCTCTTCTCTAAGTCCTTGCCACTTTGAAAATTCAAAAAGAGTGCCACCATTTAATGGTTTAATGGCACTAAAATCCTGGATACCATTTAAATCTGGTGTAAATATCCAATGGCCTTTATACTCTTGATCAACGTATGTTTGCTCTACATATGCTGGTGGCTTCTGCCATTTGCTTAAAACGCGTGTAGTACCATCTGCTAAAGTTTCTTTAAATTGATTTGGCAGGTAAGCTCTTACATCAGGTCGCCATGAAAAAAAAGCAATAACCATATCGGTTAATATTTCAGGTCTTTTACTATCATCTTCTCTATTATAAGAAACTTGAATACGTTTTGTACTTAAAGTCTTTTCTGGTCGGTCTGTACCAAAGGGCCATGGCCTTTGAATTGGATTAATAGCATTGCGCTTTATTGCTTGTTCTATATTATCATTTGAGTTAGTTGATGATGAATTAACTGGATGTGCACTGTCAATTACAGTCTTAACTTTTTTTGAAACATTATCAACCATCTTTCGCCAGTCATAGCCAGCGTTCTCAATATCATTTTTAACAAGCTGATGTACATTTATGTAAGGTGATATAAAGCCATCTCCTAGATCAACTGTACTTAAATTAAAATTTTGGTATTCTGATTTACCTAGAGCTGAAACCCATTCATAGAAGCTCCAACGTTCATTTGGATCTTCTATCTTCTCAAATTGTTGTAGGAGCCTGTTCACAAACATATCTTCAACTTGAGCTTGTGTGTCGTTAGGCTCAATACAGTGAAACTCGAAGTAGCTAAATGAGTATAAATTATCACACTCCTCTTCTATAAACTGACAGAACTTTTTCTCGCGCTGAGCTGCAAGTTCTTCTTCGGTCGGCGGCTCTGGTATATCCTCGCATAGATCAGCATAAGCATCTAATGACTCTTTACCTTTTTCAATAACATTACCGTCCATGTCTTTCTGATCTGTTAAAAAAGGTTCACCATTTCTAAAGATCTGCTCAAAGATTTCACCGTATGCCTTAATGAAGATTTGTGCAGCTGGTGATTTTTGATGTGTTGCACCAAATGGTGTCTGTGCTGATGCAATTGCGTCTATATAGAATTCAGCCAAGGCTTCACCAAAACTTCTACGACCACTTGGCGTTACAAGTGGTGCATAGTCTTTAGCATTGAAGTTTGGATTGTTATCCGTAGCCAACCTATTGTCTTGGTCTAAAACACCAGGTCCACCGGCATTTGCATCGCCGTTTGCAATGTAATTACTAACATCTGCTATGAATTTAGGCCATAACGCCGGCATTATTTACCTTTTTGTTGATAGTTAATATGAGTAGCTGAAAGTTCTCCAATGGTAACTGGTGTGGGTGGCATTGGTGGGCCACTGGGACCAACTCCAGTTGGATGAATATGTGTATTATAGTCGTCTAATAGTTTTTGTAGCCAGTCTTGTAGGGATTGGCCACGGACTGCCGGCTCAGTCTCGTCTGCGCCACCTTCACCAGTGTTTGAGACGAATATATCACCTGAGTCTAAGAACATTTTAGCGTCAGTAGAGATCTTAATAAAGCCTTCTTCGTCAATTTGTAACATTGGCCTCTCTTTGGCTCCAGCGCCGCGCGTAATCACAAGGCCATCTTCTGGTGAGTGATATATCCTTAAATTTCTTTCAGCGTCATAGACTAGGCTTATGACATCATGTGGCGCGTCTGAGGCCTCGAGAATATCTGCTTTAAGGTCATCGTTTTGATTTACTTGAAACCAGTATTCTGGGTGATAGATATTACCATTGTCAAAACGAACTGCGACAATATCACCAACTCTAGGTACGTGATGTGAACCTACGGCGTCTCTGTTCATTGGAGTTGCCCATGGAATAACTTCATCTGTCAATAGATCAAACTTACCGAATACTCTAATACGACATCTACCTTTTAGAAGTGGGTCTTCATTGTCTATAACTTCACCAAGCCAATGCGTATCTCTAAGATTATCCTCGTATAGCTCACTATTATTCATATACATTTTCATTTATATTCTTACCCGGACCTTCTATATCTCTAGTAGAATCCTGGTCAAATAGTTGATTTGCTGCGTTAGCCACACCATTTAAACTACCAGCATTAATGGCATCTTGTACAGTCGATGCTGCGTTAATACCATGTACGTTACCGAGTAGAAGTCTACCAGTTACAGACTCTCCGATAGAACGTGCAGTCTGCCCTGCTAATCCGGTTAATAATTGGCCATGTACATTACCCAATTCATCTGGTATAGTAAAATCGTCTTTAATATTATTTAATCTATCTTGGAAACCTTCTCTAATACCATCTTTTATTTCTTCTATCCTCTTATCCCGAGCGTCTTTGTCCGTTGGATCAAATGGGCTATATTCATTAAATTCAGGTATTCTAGAATCAGGACCTTTAGGATCTTTCTGAAATACCAAATTATCACCTTCATTCGCTTTTAAGTTTTGACCGTATACTTGATTAACTTGTTCAGTAGTATGCCAAAATATACCAATCTTACTTGTCGCCATCTCAGGACTTTTGTTTAAATCAGCAAAAAGATCACTAGTAGATTCAATGTCAAACTCACAATGGCCTAGTTTTGTCACAACTACAGGTTTAGCGTCAATCGACATGCTCGTGTTGGTGCTGTTTGTGGTTTTGCCTTCTGCGGTTTTAATATCAGTATTGGAAGTATCCTTATTCTTTGAATTTAAAAGACCTGCTTTACTTGTTTGTTGAAAAGTTCTAACCTCAGTCACAAATACCGTTAGTTCAAAATGACACAGATTCTTAGGTATAACTTTGACCCATCTATTAAAATCATAGGCAGCTCTTTTATAAAGATCAATTAGGGCATAAGATGTAAGCTCTACATTTTCTAAACATTCAATTTCTAATTTTGGGCTTTCAGCGCCCCGCCAAGGATCTTCTAAATTACCGTACTGTCTAGTAGCCTCTAGGCCTGAAATACTTTGCCAGAACCAAGGTAATTCTCTATTTATCTTTTGTAATAGTTTTACAAATCTATCTAAACGATCGGCTCTATCCTCCTCTCCCACTACGTTTCTAAGATAGTCAGATGCTGCACCGGATAGTAGAGGTGAATGCTCTCTATCATTAAAGTTAAATAAAAAGAAAAAGCTCAAGTAAGTAGGATCCTCATTGATCTTTCTTAATTGAGTTGTCTTTCTAAATTCATTTATTGTGCTAAAGTCTGCCATATACTATATATTCTTATTGTGGGTAGTTAGTTAAACCACCTGGCCATTCTCTTCTAATTAGAGTAACCTCTTGCAAAACATAGCCTATATCTACACTATATTTATAATCAATATTTTCAATTACATAATACCCACTTAAAAAACGATTAAGTACCTGGTTAGGTCTATCGGTTTTATCATCTGTATCTTTAGCTGCATCAATACCTAGAACCTTATCAGTAAAACCCTGATCTGCTAAAAATTTATTGTACTTTAAAGTTGCATCCACGCGATTCTTGTCGTACTCATAAATTAAAACTGGTATTTTTTGGTATTTATAGATTGATGGATTAAAAGATGCTAGTGTAACTTTTAGTTTAAGTTTATTGATTTCAGCTAGATTCTGAACCTGATGTATTTTAGCAAAATTAGAGTTAGGATGTACGTTTCCTAAGCCATCTTCACCAACGTTTTGTCTACCAATGTATTTATGTTTTTTATGTGTTTCTGCTCGGTCCTCGTTTCTACGGCCTTTAAGAGGCTCTTCATAATCTAAAAGATCTTCAGATGTCAAGGCTTCTATTGTGAATTCTTGCTTTCTTTCTTCATCTTCTGAATTATTATCGTAGATTACAATGTCTCTTGAATAGCCATTTAAAGTACTAATCTCACTTGAATTATTAATTAATCGATAATCATTAATAAAATGATTAAAACCTTTTGCCTGTAAATAGTTAGTCAATGCTAAAGGCGACTCAATATCATCATTAGATTCATCTTCAAAACCACCGCGCTCGGCAAATGTATTAGTAGCTGAGATCATTGCAGTTTGTAGATCTTCTAACGATTCATTTGGTGAGTTAAAAACTTTATTTACATCAATGTATGTCAAATAATAATACTGATCAATATAAAATCGTTGGAATGAATCATCTGTAATATAGGACGTATTCACCGTTTCTTTAATAAAATCAAGAGTTGTATTATAAGCCTGTATTCTGACTTGATTATCATTCGCAGACTCTATATTTGTTGCTAGCCCAAGTTCTAAGTCCCTGGCTACTTCTTCAAGGTGGTCTAATGAACTTGCGACATCAAAACTTCTGCATTCTTCAGTATAAAGCCTTGGTATCTTTGCAATCCCACTTATTGAAACCTCATTAAAAGCTCCTGCAACAGCCTTTCTAGAAGATATATTTGTAATATCAAAGTCCATATGGATACTCTTAAATGTAGAAGCATTTCTACTATTAAGTAGAATTGTAACTACGTCACCATCTCTTGGAAAAGAGTCTATACCAAATGTATTTTTACGGTCTATTAGTTTAATTGATACCCTAGGAACTAATCCCGAGTTATCTAAAAGAAAACGTTGTACGTCGTCCTGGCTAAATTGATAATTATTTAAGAGTATAAAAGGTACTTCAACGCCAACCGTCTTTGTTTGGCGATCACCTGAACCATCTTCTCCAAAGTTAAATATTTTAATTTCAGTGGGTAAGATAGCCGGTTCAACGACTGCAAATATATTATTATCAATGTTCATATCTTACAATTAATCGCAAGGTGAAGAGCCCGAAGCATTATCATCCTGGCTAGTGTTATTGGTATTACCACCGGACGGTGTTGGATTACCACCATCGGTTTGATTATCTCCAACGTTATCCGCGGTACTAACAGCATCAGAGGCTGAAGTTTCTGATTCATCTTCGTTACCCGGACTTGGAAGCTGATCAAAGTAGAGTTGGCCTTCAAAAGAACCTTCTATTTTACCATTAGGGTCGCCATGTTCACCTGAAAGAGAGCCTGCAACCTGCTGCGCAACTTTAGGGTTGACGGGTAACCAGCTACTGCCTAACCATGACCAAACTCCGCCAGGTATCTTTTTAAATTCATTACCTAAGTTTTCACCGCCTATTTTTAAAGTATTGTCTACATCTTCATTCGTTACTTCAGTGCCACTATCGTTTAAACTGTTATTAATACTTTCTACTACAGCATCATTTTGCGCCTGTGCACCCATGACAATATTATCACCGTCGAACTTGTAATTCTTTTTACCTACAGGGATTACATTAGGCGGCAGTAAATCATCTTTGCCATACCTTTTCTTTAAGGCATCTAGCCTGCGCTGATCCTTTTTACTTAAACGTTTACCATCAACAAATTGTTGTTTAACAGGGTCATCATCAAAATTATTAGGTCTTTCTAATTTATAAAAAGGTAGAGTTGCCACGGGTATTTCTAGCTCATCGCCATCATTTATTGAAAAAGGATCGCTAATACCGTTCCACTTTAAGATAATATCAGTCTTACTCTGGTTACCATAATATTGAAGTGCTATTAGATCTGGTCTAGCAACCTCATCTTCTTTGACGTAGTATTCTTTTTCAACTAACTCAACTTGCTCTCTATTTCTAAAAAGCATGGTTGGCTGTGTCATGATTAGCTTAACTGCGCCTCCTGTTTTATGTAAAATTGTCTTTAAATTCATATCTATTAACCAGCTGACATATCAGATATTTTTGTTACTCGGTCAGGATTGTTAGCAAGATCTTTATTTCCATACGCTGATACATTTACAACTTCAGGCACTTCTTGGCCATCAACTTTTGGTTGTAAATACATTCTACCTTTACCAGCGTTAAACATACTCTCAATCTCACCTTTATCTCGCATTCTAGCAGGCTTAAGTGTAACTTCAATCTTCATTTTAGAAGGAAAGTCTTCAAAGCCTAAAGGCCCTTCAAATGAAACGTTGGAGTCTGTGCATGCTAAATTACCAATCATCATCATTGGATTCATTGGGTTACCGATAGTTAAGTGCCATTGACCAGTCGGGTCTCCGGTTAGAAGAGCGTTAACAACTTGGCCGCCCTGTGGTCCATTCATTAACTTCATTAGACCCCCACCAATCACATTGTCTAAGATCTTAGAATCACCAAAATTACCACTCTCTATTTCTGACTTAATATTGCTTACAGTATCTGAAAACTGTGAAGCAAGACCGCCTAAAAAACCGCCATAATCACCTGCTTTAAGTTTATCATAGTCACCAAAGGGTTTACCGACAGTACCGCTACTAGTATATCTAGTGGCGCCGCCCCAGAATGGAGCATTATTATATGTTAAAGCTAATATATTAGATAGAGTGTCCATAAATGCAACCTTTGGGCTTGTATTACCGTATGCTCTTAAATCATAATGGAACGTAAGTTTAAACTCTTGTTCAAATGTAAGGCCCTGTTCTCTAGTCATTATGTTTTTAATCACATTTAGTGGCCCATAAACAGTATTCGGGTAAGTTTCCTTTAATGGATCAAAACCTTCACCTTTATCACGTCGAATTATAGCCTCTTCTGCACTATAGCCGTTAAGACCTGACTCGATTGCAGAAAGAACAGGGTCGCCATCTATCATGCCACCTAATGTACCACGTTGATCTTTGCTCTGATTAACCTCCTGGACTTTTGATTCAACCTCCTTCCAGTTTAATTTGTGATTAAAGCTAAGAATTTCTTTTAAATCATTACCTAGAGCAGGACTCATCCATGTAATAGCACGCGCAAGGTCCGGTTTTCCAATATCAACCACTTCACCCTTTGGACCAACTTGTTTAGGGTTAAAAATATCATCTGGTACTGGATATGGGAAACGCCTTAACGTGACCATGTAACTATTAGAAATCTGGCCGTAATGTTCACATTGAATAAAGTCAGATAGACTATATTTAAACCCTAATGATTCCGAACTTTTTGAATATTGAACTATATTTTTAGCGGTAGGCTCCTTTGCACTGGGAGCTGTATTAATTGCCTTGTTATACTTATTATATACAGTGTCGCCGCTCGAATCTGGGCTTAAATCATGTGTACCTTTGTAAGACATTAAAGACCAGTTATTAAATAGAGACCTTACATGTTCACCACCACCTAATGTACGTGAATCACTATTACCACCACTGGTATCAGACACATCATATTCTCTAGCCTGTATTGGTTTTTTACCATAATCACTGGTAAAACCAACCGGTTCTTCTTCAACCGTAGTGTTACCTTGTTGTGATGTGCCCTCTTGTTTTGCAGGTGGATTTCCAACTGCATCTTCTTCAGGTTCATTTTTAACTACACTATTACCAGTTTCAGTGTCGGTATATATTAATTTTGGTGGTGTACCTGGTACAACATTTTGTAAAACTAACGCCATTAAAGTTGCTATTTCTTTTCATATATATCTGACTTTATATATAATTTTAAATCACAACCATTCAATATCGTCCATTTCGGAAGCATTAG